CGGCGTGTAACAACCGATAGGCTACTCTTAGTTTTTTTCGTCAACCTTCGTATTAAGAAGATTTTGGAAGTATGTATACAATTCGTCAATAAGCGGATCAAACTCTACGGGAGCATTGAACAGGTCTTCCGCCGTCACGATCTTCATAATCACCTTATTGTCCCCGGTGACTTTCACGGGGCCTTTAACAGTACTCTCACCTACCGGCTTCTCGTATCCAAGATTAGTAAGTTTCGTGTCAAATGCCTTGATAACTCGTTTACGGTCAATCTCCACATGGGTAGAGAAATTACCACTGCCATCCAAATCAAACGCATGAGGCATAGCCTTCTCTTTGATGGACATCGTGGGGGCAGCATGGGTAACTTTAATCTGTTCAGCAAGAACAGCCTCTTTGTTACCGTTAAACTCAGGAATAAACTCTCGGGCACTGGAAACAGTTAGAATCATAGGTGTACATCTCCTTATGAAGTGAAATAAGTGGGGGAGTATTTCATCCCCCACTAGGTTAATTAGTTAGTCTTGAAATAGATGATTGGGTCATTCCCATTCAATCTCAGGTCACTTGACCAGCTTTGAGCATCTCCTATAGAAGCGCCAAGGGAATAACCAAAAAGGTCAATCTGAGCAACCATGAAAGTCTGCACTTCACCTGTTGTAGTATCATCATTAAGATAGAAGATACCATAAATGTCAGATGTGGATTGTGGATTAAGCGCCGTCACTACGTTTGCAGACGTAGCAGAAGCAGTCCTAATAAACCTATTAAGGAAAGAACCCACCTTAGACATTTCTGAAATAAAATTGATGCCTTCTACCGTTCCAGAAACTTCACTCTTCCCCTTCCTGAACTTTTTTACCCCGTCCAGGAGCACAGTCACGTCAATTTCGTCTGCTTTGAATTCAATCTTAAATGAACTTATGTCGGCGGCAGCAGTTGGAGTAAGTAAATAGGCGCTATTTCCCACAGTAAAAGATTTAGCCCCATCTCCTAGAAAAATATCCCCCACGGCATAACCAGTGGGGAAAACCGTAATACCAGAAATAGTTGCAATCTTATAAAATGATCCTCCAGTCATAGTACCCGAAGTAGTTGCAACAGCGGCACAAGTAGCCTTGAAAAGTGATCCATCCGCGCCTGTGAGCCTATCGACAGCCATGATTCCCTCCTATATCTTCAATTCAATATATACTAAAATCTATATGTATTATACAGATTTTTGCGCTAATGTCAAGGTCTGGTAACAGCCATAATATGCATTACCTTAGCAGTAAACTGATATCTCGTACAGCCGCCACTTCCTGCCCACCCTCTAATAGATGAACATTCACACCATACATCCTTAGCATTCCCCATATTTCCTCTATAATTCTCCAATGCCCTTAAAGCCGCTTCAATCAAATTACTTCCCTTATACATCTGAGTAGGCCCACAATCCACAGTAATCCTTAAATTGGCAGTTTCCTCGGTAGTATTGAGAGCTATGATTTCCCTCGGTCCTTCCGAATTCTCCACCACCATATAAGGCATCAAAGCGCCTGTGGGAGCCTGGATCATAAATATCCCACTAATAGTGGCAATCGGACTGAACAAACTGACTATGCCAGAGACGGTGCAAAGGTAGGTTCGTACATCTTGGGCTATCATACTTGCCTCTGTTTAGCCCAAAAGGTGCGTATAGCCTCTTCCATGATCGGCTTGGCTATCTGCCGCCCCTGATAATAAATCGGCTTGGCAAAAGGCCGTTCATCAGTTCCCTCATTTCGTATAGTCTTTATAATCGCCCAAGCACCACTCTCATCAATCCCTTTACTAGCCGCCCAGGTAATAATTTCAGCCACAAATTCTTCTGTTCCAGAGGAATTCAAATGCGGCCCTGTTCCCCGTTCTGCATAAATGGCCTTCTTACTACCAGAACCCACATCTACACAATTAAGAGGGGGGGCATCAATCAAATCCTCAGTATTCTCTATAGAACCACGATTAGCAGCAGTTCGCCATGTGATAGAACCGCTCAATTCACCACGATAATTATGTTTATCCGTAATTTCTTTCATTTTAGCTGCTGCCGCTTGCCCCACAGCGGATAAAGCCGTTTCTACAGACCGATAGATATCCTTATCTGTTATTTTAAGAAAATCACCAATCATAGTCACATACTGCATTATCCAATACTCCATGCAGCACGCTTGAGCATACAAACCATATGGGGGTTTATATTGCGCCACAGTTCAGGTATACCAACTACTTGCCTTTGCGTTCCTCTAGGATCAACTATGCCGTCATTAGGCCCAACCTTAGTTTCATAAGTAAGAGGGCACAGCAGATATTCAGACACATCAGCAAAGTTCTGGTTATTTATAGGGGATTCCGTGCCATAAGAAACCGGCTCTAATCTCCCGGTAATGTCATATAAATGAGTCCAGACAGGATCACTCCCATCTACCCCAACAGGACGCCATACTTGCATGACTTCCTGGTATTCATCAAATATCACAGCCCACCACCAAGATAGGCATTGATTATTTCCTCAGAAGCAACAGTACCCACACTTCCCGGCATAGAATCCATAAGACCAAGCAACTGCATTCCATAGTTGGTAAGCTGAAGCTCTTCACGAATTACACCGACGCCACCAAAGGACTTAGACAGACGGCCTTCCATGAGATAGGTAATTACACCGGATTGACCCCCGCGCATACTATTAAGAGTCCACATATGGGCGGCACGTAAAGCCACAGCAAGGGGCCAGAAACTCCCAAAATAACCAGAAGAACTAAGCAGTTTAGCCTGATCTATATAGATACTATACCCCGAAGTAAGGGTCATCTGAGGACAATAAACTGGCAGTAATTCTTCTGGTGTTGCCATCTATTTACTCCTTACTTCTTCTTTTTCTCGCCAGTGATCTTTCCGCTATTCACACCTTCAATCTGCCTGAAAATCTTCACTCGCACATCATCCCTAGACTCATCATCGTACCAAGCCTGAAGTGTCTTAGGATTAAAGGTTTCCGCAATGACTGCATCAATCCTCTTCCTAGTAATCTCCTTAAACGTAATGGGAACCCGAACCGTAGTAGCCGCAAGTTTGGGATCGTCGCTTCTAACACTAAATACAGCATTAGGAACGTCCTGCTTTCCACCCTTCTCTACGTCCTGCCATTCCTCTACAATATCACCATTAGCAATCTGACAAAGCACTAAATCCCGGCACCCCGCCCACTGTGCATCATCTACCTGATTATATCCAGGCCCCAAAACCACCATTTCCTTGCTATTGCCCCGAACCGGAATCACCTTAACACCCGTAAAAGTCCAATTAACTAGCATAAATACTCCTTGTGCCTATATGGCTACTTACTTCAAAAATCCCCTCCTATATTTCAAGGAGGGGACCTATTACATCTCAGAAAGAGTCAAGATAGCTTACAGCGAGCGGGTAATACAGAATTACTCCACCGATCCTAGCCATACACGGAATGGTGTAGGTCATTCCCTTCTTGTCCGCATCAAACTGCTCGAAAGGAACAGGAAGAATAAGCTGAAGGTGATCCGCATCATTCTTAAAGGCTATCATACGAGTGCCCGTACCGGCAGTATTACCAGTCTTCAACTCGTTAAGCCACTCAATCCTCTTGATATAAGGATTGGTCTTCATAAAGTAATCATACACCGTAGTATCACTGTTGGTTCCGAGACGCTTGGTGATGATCTGGTTGTACTGCGACAGGGGCAGAAGGAGGGTATCAGGAATCTCCACGCCGTTAGTGGCAGAGATAGCCGCAAACACCACACCATTCATATCAGCAAGGATTTCGTCCGCAGTCTTAGTAGCCCACGTATAGCCGCCCGTGCCGGAAGCAAGGGTATACTGCGTGCCACCAGTACAGCTAAGGAACCCTACGAGGTTGGTATCGCTATCACCCGAGAAGGCGATAGTGTTGATCTTATCCTCAATAGCCCGACGAGCCGCATCAGCCCTGCGAGTCTCAAGGGGAACCCCCGCCAACTGCGCCCTGCGAATCTCCTGGATAGAATACCCATAAGCCGCGCCAATATCATGGGGGGCAATGGTGCTCTCAGTGCCATAGATATCCACACGAGGGAAATCACTGGCATAGTCAGCAACCATCTTGGCGTAGCCAACACGGGTATACTGCCGCCAAGTAATCTCCGTAGCACCGGGACCGGCACTAGAATCCACGGGAAGAAGTGCAAGCGCCTTGTTAGGAGCCCACTTCACATCATAAGTATTACTCTTAATAACCTCAAGCTGGCGCTTGAAAAACGCGCTCTCATTAGCGTCGAGGTTCATTGCATCAATACGATCAGCCATTTTATACCTCCTCCTTACGCTACGAGCTTAATGCCGTTGACTTCAAGTAGAACAAGGCCGGAAGTCGTGGTCTGATTGGTGCGGAACATCGCTCCAATATTATAGTTACCGCCAGAAGTAGTGCTGAACACACCAGCAGAAGTGGCATAAGCGGCGACAGGAGCAACACCGGATACCGTAGTAGCGGCCTGTACCCAAATCATACCCCTCTTCAGGACGTTTACAATATCATACTTCGCATAGGTTCCGACATCCCCGACATGAGAAAGTTGGTTATTAATCGCAATACCCATAAACACATCACCGCCAACATAGGTGGGATGGACAGAACTGACGGTGCCAGGAGTCTGATAGACCGGGCGACCGGGCGTAACCGCCGCAGTACACGGATAACTATCAATATAGGCATCATCAGCAAGTCCATAGGGAAGACCTAGAATAGCGGAATCCATAGTTCCATAAGCGGCCATGATTCCTCCTTATACCTTATCTTTCTTAGTTAGACGAGCAATGTAAGCTTCCCTAGCCTTATCGGCATTGGGGGCTTCCTTCTTGTCCTCTTTACTATCAACACCATCTGCGTTAAGTTTACGAACCTCAGCATCAGCCACATCAACCTCGGCAAGCTGTTCCACGGCACCATCAAAACGGGCATCAAGGTAAACCTGATCCTTACCGTCGAAATTAGCCTTGGGGAACACCTTCAGGACAACAGCCTTCTGAATCTCAGGCTCCTTCATATCCTTAATCTCAATACCAGCCTTGGTAGCCGCATCGAGAATTCGCACCCTACGGGCAATAGCGGCCTCAATAGCCTTCTCATCAACCCTAGCGGCCGCAAGCGCCGTGATCTTGAGATTAGCCTTCTCTAGGCTATCCTTCAGGGTATCACGCTCTGCCTCAATCTTCACCTTCTCCGTGGTCAGAGTATCAAGGTTGGATTGAAGGCTATCTGCCCTATCCTTTTCCGCCTTGATAAGGTTCTGTACCTCGGAGGCATCAACTTTGACAACTACATTAGTAGCTTCTGCCATTACTGGTTCCTCCTTGACAATTTCCTCACTATTTATTAGAACCGCGTCTGCGGAATCCAATCGTATCTTAGCCTGATCTCCTTGCCTTGCAACTTCGCATAATGCAGTATGGTTGACCATGATCCCTCGCTGGATTCTGTCGTAGTGTTGACCGCAAAATTCCCCTGAAGTTTCCTCTAAGGTTACATCATAGCCAACACTCAAAGACCGCTTCCCTGCCATAACATCCGCAATAGCGGTAGCATCCTGAATTACCATATCAATAGCCAAATAGGTATTATCTACATTCTGAGGATTATCCCCAAGATTACCCACCTGATATTGCTTGATATTCTCAGCAGTTACCTTTTCTCTTGGATGCTCATTGGTCACAGGTTTAAGCTTGTAGGAGTCCAAAGTAGCCTCAGCAAATACCTCTTCTGGCAACCTAAGTTCATTAACAATGGAACCATCTGCCATCTGATAACGGAAAATGCCAGTAGAAGTGATACAAGCCTTGCCCTTTAGATATCCTTCAGGAGTCTTCTTAAAGGCTTCGGTGGCCCATGTCGGGGCATCGATGGTATCAAATCTATGAACTACGGCCATTATTTTCCCTTCTTGGGGGCCTTTCCACCACCGCAAGCATCCTTGGACTTATCACAAGGCGTGGGTTTCTTTCCACTACTCATCGGCTTTTCTTTGACCACAACCGTACCTTTAGCCATATTCAAACCTCCATATATATCAAAATTACTATATATTAGTATATATAGCACGGAATGGGGGTACTTGTCAATACCCTGAAAATGCTATTTGTGGTGGTATAGGTAATTAAAAAAGAAAAGCCATCCTTTTGAGGGGATGGCTAAGAACGAAGAAACGAAACTGTAGAAAATGAGACTGAGGGGATTGCTAACCCTTAGCCCCAACTCCTCTTAGAAGCCAATCCATAAACTTAATTACAGGATTTTTCTTCCTACGACTCTTTATATGTGCCGAAATCGCTTCATTCTTTCGTCGGCGACAATCCGCACAATAGACCCCTGCATTATTTGTCATAGCAGGCTTCCCCTCAAATGAACCTTTGCACATAACACATTTATACACCACGCATTTCCTCCTTAATCACATTACAATAAACTTGTATTGTAGATTCTTATTAACCCTTTCAATTATCCCCAAAGCAAATACCCTCTCTCCTCCCGCACCTTGCATTGCCCTTTGCCTAGAAGCCGCTAAAGTCAATTCTTTGGGGCCAATATCAATTAATCGTTTAGCTAATTTAGTATCCGCTAATCCTGCCCCACAATGAGTATTGATATAAGACAATCCTTTAATCAGCGTGCTGGTAATTTGGCAAATATCTTTGCATAAATTCGCTGTAAAATCAAATACCTTTGCAAAATTAACCCTATCTTTTGCAATAATTTGGAGGGCATTGACACACCGAATAGCGTTTGCACTTTCATCGTCATTATAAGTTAGGTTCCATTTCTGAATATACCCATCGATGAAAACTGCATCTGAATCCTTGCCGTGTAAGAGTGCCCTAAATTTATCCGTCGCCGCAACAGATTTTCTATCTGTGTTAGCAATATAGAACGCTATGGCTTCCATCTCACTACCTAGAGAAGGAAATATTATACATGGCATTTTCTCAATGTCGGAACGCAACATGGCTGCATTCCATCTATATTGCCCATCATAAATATAAAGCTTGTTATTAGAACGCTTTGCCACAAGTAAAACCCCGCAGGCTCCCCATGTCCATTTACTTGCTATACGTCGTACTTTAGTGACAACAGGCTGACGCTGGTACAAATGATCCACAAGTAAGTTTTCTTTAGGTATCCATAACATCTCGCCGGGAGTATCACGAGCTATCCAAGAATACCTTTCAATTTTGTCTGCTCCACCTACATTTTCCTTCAAATGCACTGATTCCCTCATTCATTTCCTCCTGGGCTTATATACCCGAGGGCAAATATACCATTATCCGTTCAGATAGTCAAGAGAAATCTATGATGCCAGCGCCTCTTCTAGGTCAGGAATAAACTCCCTTACCACAAAACCATCGGGGAGTGATCTAAAGTAGTCTAAAATTTCAAAAGATAATTCTATGCCCACTCCAAATCCATAATCATGTTTCATATATGGCAATCCTGATTCCCTGTCTCTGTCTCTAGCATCCCCATATTCTTTAGCAATATCCTGTAAAACCGGTAGAGGACTTTCCTTAAATTCTGGCATTAATACTTTCATAGATATCCAATCAAAACGGAAATCAATATGATCCTTCTCTTTCCATATCATATATAACATACAATCCTCCTATATGGAATAAATACAAAATAATTCAATTCATTAGTCTATTTTACATTTACTAACAAATTGGGGATAAAAGTTTGTCCAATCTCCCCTAGTTTTTAAATTCTCTCCAATAATAAATTGAGGAGAATGTTTGATCTGGACATAGTACATCCCCAAAAATTCATGTGCAAGTGTCCATATAAAAATAAGTGCAGGGCGACCAGACTTAAATCCAAACTTTGCTCCATAATAATCCTCTGCAATATCATACACAATTTCTTCAAAATCTTCTGTTAAAGATTTAGGTGTATAAAATTCCCACATACGTCTACTATTTTCTATAAGATATTTGCTACCATCATGTATTCTATCTTCTTCAACACAATACTCCAATGTCATAATATCCTCCTATATTGGATAGATACACTAAACTCAATTATCAGTTCGATACACGCGAATTTTACCCTCATAGGAAGAACTGTCACCGTCCTTGGGTATCCGTTTACGATGTTCCTCGGAAATCTCGATGTAATCCCCTGATTCATTAATCTTCACCTTAATCTCTCCATAATGCATCCCCTCAATACCATTTCTAATGGCGTCAAGCACTTCAGCGGAACATTTCATACTAAGCCCCCACAGCGCGTAAAGAGCGTGAAATTTTTTGATAGGGACTATCAGGAGTATCTATCATGTAGACAAAAGGTGTGTCAATTCTACGTCCAGGCCCGCGTACTTCCACCCCAACACATTTCCCAACATAATCCAATTTCCCCTTAGTTAGATAGGTATTAACTACCTTTCCTAAAAGCCGTTTCCGTTGTATACAAAGCGGAATATAAAACAGTATACATTTGCCCCAATACATTACCCAATCAAATCCCTCATTCCATTTCTGGTTCATAGTGCCTCCTAATGCAAATTTGATGCAAACTTGGTCTACTGACATTATGCTTCCTCCTCAAATGATTCCTTGGCTTTAAGTCTTTTGAAAAGAGCGGCGGTAGTTTTACAATGTTCATCATGTTTTCCACCATACATAGGATTACCTATTCCTGCTTCACAAAAACAATCCCCATTATAAAAGCCTTTTAACGCAGTTATAAGTTCCTTTCTAGTTATCATATTTCCTCCTGATCTATCTCGGCATCTATATTAGATAAAAAAGAGACGAAATAAGGGCTACTCAAACAGCGGCACATACACTCTATAGAAGGTCCGACTAAAGGCATCATTCCAGTACGCTTTAACCATGTCTTGCCTCCATCCGCCGAGTATACTGTACTATCACTATATCTACAAACCATGAAGTCTATCGCATAGTGGGAAGGGATGGCTTTTGGATATAAGCCCATTGGATTTCCCCGCACTCTAGTATCCCTCATGGACTGCCAGAGGTAGCTATCTATCCCCATACTCTCATCTTGCGCTCTAGCAATTGCTCCCTGTAACTTCGCCGTTTGATCCCTGGCTATCATGGAAGCTCTGTAGCCCGTAATTTTATCAGATAGCCCCTGTATAGCTTCTTCCATTTCAGATTTTGTCCACCCGCTTTGAAAACCAGTTAATAGCATCGTATTTAGCTTATTTATATATTCAGAACTTAAACTCTTAATTAGCTGATAATTCGTCGCTTCCCAATTTGCCTGCATCTCAGGCCACCAAGACGCCCCCGACATCTGCAACGGTATTCCCGCCACAACCTTAGTAATCTTCAGGTATTGCATAGCCTCGAACCCAAAGATTTTCTCGGCTGTGTGGTACAAAATTTGCCCCAAAGCACCAGACGATACTAGATTAGTCCCATAAATAAGTAGCAGTTCCGCCTCAAGTTCCTTTAGCAAAGCCTCTAGCTCATCCGTCTCGGCGTCACTTCGCAGATCATCCTTCCGGTATAACTTGGGTAGGATAGTCTGCAATCGGCCTATAGCGTAGTCTACTAGCCGTTGCTGTACTTTGGATATCTCACCAGCATATACTTCCTCTATGGCATGAGGATAGAGCATTCGTGGCAGTTTAGGGTTCTGGTTCTTTAGCCGCCATGCCCTAGTATGTTGCTTACGGTAGAGCTTTACAAATAGCTTAAATTCTTGTGGGGTCATTTAATTATCCCCATTGATGACTCGATGCAAACACATTAGGGCTTGGCATCTTAAAACCCAAAACCCCCACTATAATCATCTCTGCATCTTCCTTTCTACAGAATCTTACACATTTAAGAGAATCAGTATCCCACTCATTAATACCGTCAATATCATGGCAACCTGTCCACCACCAAGTTTGCTCATTGATTTTACTCTCTATCAGCCAACCAGTTTCCACGCCTTTATCTCCCCATGCCATTATTTTGCCGCCTTTGCAGGAGCCGGTTTAACGGGATCAGGTTTAGCTGGATTCAAACTAGCCACTTCCTCCGCAGTAGGTTCCGGTATCTCTACCACCCCTTCTAATCCCAAAGTATCATGCCTAACCTCATCAGGATCAAGCGCCCCCATATTCACATAAATCTGCTTAGTCTGTGCCTCAGTATAATCAATCTTAGCCTTCTCCTCCTCAGACATCTGGTACAGGCTATTGAAGGTTATTTCCGGCACCGTTCCAATCTTCTTCCAAGCACATATCAAATTCACCAACCGCCGTATTGCTGGCATAAGCCTATTCCGCTGTGTCGCTTCAACCAAGTCATAGTAATTGGTCAGATCACTTTCACCAGTTGCATTAAGGCCCGCAGGGGAACGTCCATACAAACGAGTTACCGGAATTCCCGTACTACCCGACAATTTTAGCATAAACCTGTCTATTAGTTCCGGCAATCCCGCTACCGTGCTGTAATCCCTACCCATATCATCTTCACTGTCCATAACCATAGCATTTATGACTGATTTGGTAGTGTTCATCACCTGAAGCCGCTTACCAATAGCCGCTTCTCCACCTTCCATAGACAAAATCTTCTTCAAGTCCTTAATGCGAATTCGTGAAATGATAAACTCATACAGGATATTCACCGTAGTCTGAGTAACACCACCCAAATCCCGTATATCCTCATAAATAGACTGTAGGCAGGACATCCCAAAGTATTTCACGCCCTGTTCCACACCTAACCGTGATGGGGTGGGAATAGGATCGCCGTGGAAAGTAATGACCCTTGTATGATGGAGAAGCATTTCAATGTAAGAACTCCCTACATGCATGTGAACTTTGTATTGAAGGATTTTGCCGAAAGTAGGGGAATTCGGGTTTACATCATACTTCGATCCGGCTATATCCACATCGGTTCTGTCTATAACCTTGAGGAATTCAATGTTCTTTATCTGATTTTCCCGTAGGGGTTCACTTGGCACCCTTCCATCCATAGCCCCCACAAAGATAAGGGAACCACCAAATAATCGTTGCCACTTTAGCGCCTCATTGTAGGTAGCCTCGGCGGATAGACGAACAAGTTCATCATTTATGACATCTACATTCTTCTTGTCACCCTTCTTACCTAAACTAATCCACTCTCGGGTTTCATCATCAGCCACAATATCGACAATTCGCCTACCAAGCCCCTCAGACATATAGATGGATGCTAGAGTATCATCATCTATAATAAAGAAGTCACCCTTAACGGTTTTAGTAGACTTGTCCATCGCTCCACCAAGACCAGCAAGTAAATTATTCCACCCATCCATATTTAAGGGGAACGACTTAGTGCCTTCTACCATTGCCTTCAAATCATCAGTTCGGGATTGTGCCTCAATAGTGCTTTTATTTGGTGAACCTTTAGGTCTGCCCATTATGCCTCCAATATACTATATTTATAGTATTTATACATATTTATATACCGAAATATATGTATTTGTCAATCCCTAGAAATCCCACACATTCCAACCTTTAGTCAGAGCTACTATGGAATAACCCCCTTCTTTGAGTATGGCGGATAGCCCGTCAGGAGCATCGTCTGGCTCCACCCCTTCCCGCCAATCTACAATTTGCTCTATGTATTCCGCGCCACTTTCCTTTGCAAATTCTATCTGATTAAAGCATTCCCCCAAATAAGTAACGATTTTAACATGCTTCTTCTCTAATTCATGGTAATCCTGAATCCATATACCCGCTTTCTGTAGCTTTGGATGCAAATCAAATACATCAGTAGTATACCCTCTGTCTGCATTATCCTCTGCATACAATTCCTTTACACCATATCTAAGAAGTTTCCCAACTATAAACTCAGTCCAATCCTTGATATTTCCCGGACTAACCCAACCAACTACATTCAAACGTCCATTCTTCTGCCTACCAATAATAGTAAGGGCGCAATAGTGATCTCCTTTGTAAGCGGCATCTATATGCGCCTTAATATCAGTATTATCTTCATGCCATTCTCCCATATGAGGATGCGCAAACAGCATCCCTTCTTCACTCTCAAACTTTAAGTCATAGTTAATAGCGTAAAGTGTAGGAGTAGTTTTTGACTTCTTATCTGCTATCTCCTCTGGTGAAAGTAAACCAGTAGAGGAGACAGGATATCTTCTAATTTCCACACCCTTACTGCCATCTTCGGGGTGTTCTAGCATATCCCAAGCATCCCTACGCGCCCAAGGCGTTCCCACGAATGCAGAATGCCCACCAGGATCAATAATGTTTGCTCTAATTTCCTGTATAATCATTTTTGTGCGTTCACGTTCCGCTTCTGATACTCTGTCCTCAAGTGTGACCGCATCATCGATAATAGCCAAATTTCCATGCAACCCGGTCCAGTTAGAGTCTAGCCCAAGTGCTGTTAAAGATGCTTCCTTTGTCTTTGACTTCTTTGCACTATGCTCTAATTTCCCATCCCTAAGTATTGTAAACTTCCAAGGCCCTCCCCACAATTGTTCAAGTAACGGTTTAATAGTATCCATCTGCATAATCTGACTTACTAGACGAACAATTTCAGCGGCACCTGTAAATGTCTTTCTCACCATAAAAATACGATCATCGGGATGGAAGCCCAGCCACCAGACGATGCCCACAGCATTACAAGTAGTCTTATAAGAACCGCGATGCCCCATTAATCCCACATCTTTCGGTGATTCAAACAGATATCTAATCCACTCAGAATGGATGGGGGTTAATTTACTCTGTCCTGCGAGTAAGCCAATTAAATGAGGGGACTGCCTTATTTGTTTAATCTGATCTAATGTGTATAATTTTTTAGCCATTATTCTTCCTCCTTGTATTTCCAATGCAATCCGTATACAGATCGCGCCTTACCTTTACAACATCTAATAATGTTAGTAGAGGCACAACCTAATTCTTTTTGTATGTCTACTGCTGTTTTATAAATCTTACCCGTTTCAATGCATACTATATCTCTACTCATAGGAGTCTTATATTCTTCCAGTGATGCTATAGAGGCACCTTCAGTGTAGTATTCCCAATGAAACCCGGCTCCCATACATTTACTTTTTATGCTACGATGAATACAAGTACCTAACCTCTGTAATTCCTCGTTATCTGCAATAGGATTAATAAATTTTGCGGCATATCTCATATTATTATAAACCATGCCCGTTTCAATACATCTCACGGGACAGATATGTCCTGCTGGAA